TGATTATGTGGTCTACAAATGCTGCGCTTCCGCTGAAGATGAATTTGATTTTGGAGATGATGTAATTGTTGTAACCTCTAAGTTCTCTGATGCATACAGATGCGTCAAGAGGGAGCTTAAGAAAATTGCACAAAATTTTTTTGACCCTGAGACAATCCTATTTTTTAGTGATTCCCGTAACTTTCGTAAAACCATCCAGCCCGCTTACAAAGGGCATCGCAACCGTAAGAAACCATGCGGTTATCGGCGTGTAATCAATCAACTTAAGACTGAGTATGAGGTGATTACAATGCCAACCCTAGAAGCAGATGATGCTCTAGGAATCTATTCAACTGCTAATCCAGGTAACGTTATCTGCTCTCCTGATAAGGATATGCGTCAGATTCCTGGCACGTTGTTCGACATGAAAGAGACGCTTAGTGTGACTCTTAAAGAAGCAGATGAATGGCACCTAATCCAAACATTAGCAGGAGATCAAACTGATGGCTACGCAGGAGTACCCGGTATTGGTGTTAAACGTGCAGTCGCCCTCTTTGAAGAAAAAGGTTACACGTGGAAGACCGTCGTGGAAGCATTCGCTGACAAAGATCTTTCAGAAGATGTTGCCTTGGAGAATGCAAGACTCGCAAGAATCCTACGCTGTACCGACTATGACAATGAACCAATTCTCTGGACCCCCGCCGCCGATTACCGAGCTAACGATGGAGCAGAGTCTGAAGATGCGTCTGATTGAAGATGCATTGAGAAGCCCTGAAGCAGACAAGGAAGATATCATTACAGTCTTCCTTGCACTACAACGCCAATGCTACATTCTTGGCAACAACATGTCTAATCTACTCAAAGAATGGAACAAACCACAGGACCTGCATACTATAAGCGAGGTACTATCGAGCCTTGGGATTACATTAGAGACCAAGGATTGAGTTACCACTTAGGTAATGCAGTAAAGTACATTTCAAGAGCTGGTCACAAAGAATCAGCAGAACAAGATATTAAAAAAGCAATTCACTACCTGGAAAATGAGCTGCAACACATTGAGCGACAATGCCATCGAGTTCCGAGAAGCGTATGGGATCCCGAACTCCACGGAGAACCGGACTATGCAACGGGATTTGATCGTTGAAGAATTTATAGAATTTGGACAAGCACATACAAATGAAGGAGATGAAGCTACGTTGAAAGAACTAGCTGACCTTGTGTATGTATGCTATCAATATGCTGAGAACATGGAATGGGATCTCGATGAAGCAATGCGTCGAATCCATAGGTCGAACATGTCAAAGCTAGGCTTAGATAAGAAGCCAATCCGTAGAGCAGACGGTAAAGTGCTCAAAGGACCTAACTACCAACCACCAAACCTCAAAGATTTAGTAAACTAATGTCACCCTCTCTTATTTCACGTACAGGAAGAGTACAATCATGGATGGATAATCCAGAATCTCGGTTGCCTGTATCATGCACTGTCTTCGTGGTAGAAGACTCAATGGAAGGACCAAATGGAATCGAAGCAAGCTGGCGATTTGCTAGCCATGCTCTACGCAATGGAGCAGGTTGCGCGATCCACCTGTCGAAGTTGCGACCCAAAGGAACAGAAACTAGCAAAGGAAATGATACTCTCGTTGCATCTGGACCCGTCAGCTTCGCAAAAATCTACTCAACCCTAAATGAAATACTCAGAAGAGGCGGAACATATCGTAATGGTGCGATTGTTGCGCACTTGGATCTTAATCATCCTGATGCTTTGGACTTCATTAAAGCTGATAGAGCTTCACTCCCGTGGATCAAACGATGCATCAACATTAAGCCCGAGTGGTGGCAAGATTGTACCTTCAAGGAAGAACTCCTCTACGGTATTAGGACCGGTGACATCTGGCTCAACAAGGTAAAATACGATGAAGAAAACAAACGAATCCGAGGTAATGTGTGCCTCGAGGTATATCTGCCCTCACGCGGCACTTGCTTGCTGCAACATGTCAATCTCGGTGCCTGTCAGTACGACGACATCGCAAAAGCTTTTGTTGCAGGTATGTCCGAATTGTGCGAACTCCATAGTAAAACAAATGTTGGACAGTCTGGTGAGTACTTGTCACCCGATGTGGACAAACAAGTCGGACTCGGAATCCTCGGATTGGCTAACCTCCTCCGCCATCACGGAGTAACCTACGAACAATTTGGACGTGCTCTAGAAAACTTTAACAACAATGAACCTGTTCGCTCACCGGCTTATGCCCTTGTGTCCGAGATTAATGCTGGCATTGAGCAAGCAGCCCAAATCGCTCGCGCTAATGGAATGGTTCGCGCCTTTGCTATTGCACCAACCGCCAGTTGCAGTTACCGAAGCGTGGATCTGGACGGCTATACTTGCACACCAGAAATCGCTCCACCTATCTCGCAGACAGTTGATCGCGACTCAGGTACTTTCGGAGTACAAACATATAACTATGGTCCCGTCGAAATCGCAAGCGAAGTAGGCTGGGAAAACTATAAGCGTGTTGTCGATGGCATCATGCGCCTCTATGAAAAGACTGGACTTCTACACGGTTACAGCTTTAATACATGGTCTGATATGATCACGTATGATGAAGCATTTATCGAAGAGTGGCTTGAATCGCCCCAGACTTCTATGTATTACTCACTCCAGGTGATGGGTGATACTCAAGATAAGTCGGATGCTTATGCTGCTCTCAAGGACAGTGACGTTGACGATTATCTTGACTCTCTTTTAAATGAACCTCAATGTGATTGTCAAGAATGAACCCATACGAAAAACTACTTGCACGTAAAAGAAAGTGGACTCCCGTGCAAACCACTGCTGGCACTTGTGTAGAAGGTGCTGAAGAAACAATTTACCGTGCTCTTGCCCTGAGGCATATGGAGCTACCCGTAGGAGATTTTATTACCGATGCCCTTGAGAAGAGTGTTCCAGATTCAGCGCGGGATCTACTCCTGTCGAACGTCAAAGACGAAGAGAACCACGATCTCGCTCTTGGCTACATTGCCAATGCCTACGGTGTTGATGAAAAGGCTGAACGGGAAGCACTCAAACTTAGGGATGCGTGGGTTGAACATCCAGATCATACGATTGTCAAAGCGATGGTTGCCGAACGTGCAATTTTCTTTGTTCTCCTACCCTTTTTTCGCGCTAATGGTGACGCTGGTATGAGAACAGTTTCAGCCGATATTAGCCGGGATGAACAGGTCCATGTGGCAACGAATTCGCTGATTGTTAAAGAACTTGGTCTTGATATAAGCCCTTCTTTAGATAAACTTAGGAAGGCTACCATTAACTGGGTTATGCAACCACTAGGTATAAATACTCCCTTTAAAAAATTAAACAAAAAATTTTGGCTGGATCAGAGCGATAACCTGATGTATCAAGGTAAAGCCCCAGAGCTTTCCTTCACTAAGGCAGCGCGGATGCCAGCCTTCTTCGAGCATAGCAATGTCAATCTCCCCCAATACGCTTAGCCTTCTAGAAACTAGAGGTATGCAAGCCAATACTTTGGCTACTGTTTTAGAAGAAACCTTTCCACCAGTAAACCCTACCCCCGATGAATCAATGGGAAAAATTATGTACAGATCCGGGCAACGTAGTGTTGTGGAATGGGTCATTAAATATTTGGAGGAGAACTAATGAGTTTTATTGCTCAGTTTGGTGGCAACGCTGCTACCAATCAATCTGGCATGGGTTCTCTGAACAGAGCACTCGATGCTGGTCTTAGTGCAAGAGACATCAATGCTTATGGTGTTAACTTTGGACCTGCTGCTGCTGCTGAACTTGCTCGCCTAAGTAATACATTTATTGGTAAGTATGGCGGTAACCATCGTACTAACCAAGCTGGTTTAGCCTCACTGAATCGTGCACTTGCTGCTGGTATGACCATCCAGCAAATCCAACAAGAAAATATTAATTGGGGACAAGCTGCTAAAGATAAACTGTTCCCAAGAAATGAAAAAGCAGATAGATACATCCAGAAGTTTGGTGGTATCGAAGAGACTGGTCAAGCAGGATTAGGTTCCCTGGATAGAGGATTGCAAGCAGGTCTAACCTATGATGAGATCGCTGACATGGGTATCAACTTTGGACCCAAAGCCTCTGAAGTACTTAGTCGTGGTGCAGGTTCAGGATTCATTGGTAAGTATGGTGGTGACATTGATCTAAATTCAACAGGTCTTACCTCT